AATCCGCCAATCATATGTATTAATCCAAATCCATAAAATCCTAGTCCTGGCAGAAATTTAAAGTGGACAAAATATTGAATTTTATTTTTAAGTGGATCATTGGGCGCGAAGTTTCGTCTAACAGACAAAACTTTTTGACTACCTTCTTCGATTGTAACGACGTAAGGTAATTTTATTCCTGTTGGTTGACCATCTTCACCAACGTCTTCAAAACCTTCTAAGTCTAAATTAACATGACACTCTAACAACGTATAAAGTTTTTCTCCTTTTGCTGTTTTAGCAATTCCTTCTAACTCACGTTCTTTGTCTGTTACTTTATCCGCATCTGATACATCAGAGGGTTTTGATATTTCTATATCTGAATAAAAACCATTTACTTGTTGTTTACGTAAATCATTTTCAGAAATTTTTATAACATGGATGACTGAGTCCGCATCGTCTAATGAGGTAGCCGTATACGGAACAACAAGGTCATCTGCTGGGATAAACTTTGATACAGCTCGTCCCAATAAATCATCATAATAAACTTTTTTAAAAGTAGAACCTGATAAAGGTAGATGAAATAACATTTGATCAAATTCTGGTTCGTATTCTTTCATTTGATCTAGAATTTGGTAATTCATAAAATCTTTTACTCTTTGTGCCTGTTGTTCTTTTGCAGGATTAGACACACCTAACATTTGTGTTCTAACAGGACCATCTGATGGTAATAATTCTTTGTAAGCTAACGCTTGAAACTGTGTTACAGCTTCAGCTAGCACTGGGTGAGTTGCACCACTTGCTCCTTGAAAAGGTTCGTTACGATTATCGTATTTAAATCCTAAAAGATCTAAACCAT